GCACAGGTCAAGGCAGCGGATGAATTATTTGACATGGTTGACAAGTATGACATTGATTCAGCACTAGAAGAAGGTGGTAAGTCCACTGCTGATCTATACAATATACTAGAACCTAGCAATCACTTCCCACATAACTTGGAAGTAAATAATAAGTATGTGGTATGGTTAAGACAGAAGATGCAGTACCTACGTACAGCATGGAGGTATGATGGATACCCACACTTTATATCAAACTCATGGTATAATGAACACTACCAGTGGGACTACACAGATGAACATCATCATGGTGTGGGTCTTACATGTACAGCATACATCCTCAAACCAGAGAACTCTGGTGACCTGTGGATCTATGACCCCATGACAGCAGTGAGAGCAGCAGAACCTATCAGTGGCAATCATCCTTGGAGAAGGATCAGTGTTTCAGAAGGTGACGTTGTATTCTTTCCCTCTTGGCTTCGTCACAAAACAGGTTATAATGATACTAACAACAGACGTTTGACTTTGACGATGAACATCACACCTGACTACAAAGCATACTCTAAGACTCCACCTGTACTATGAATATATTTGTTACTGACCCTGATCCTATCAAGTCTGCTCAGGTATTACCTGACAAACATATTGTTAAGATGCCACTAGAAACATGTCAAATGTTATCTATCGTAGCATCTAGTAAGTGGGGTCATGGTTTCGGTGATTTACCTAAACTCAATGGTGAACCATACAAAACAGAGAAGGGTGCGTTTCGTAATCATCCCTGTACAGTATGGGCACAGACTAACTTCCGTTGGTTGATACGTCATGGTCTTGCTCTGTGTGCTGAGTACACACATAGATACAACAAAGTACATAGTTGTCAGCATACTATGCTTCATGCTAATATAATATTCCCTAACAACAATGATATCCCTACGAGCTATACCAGAGCAATGCCCGAACGGTTTAAACATGACACAAGCATTGACACTTTTACTGCTTACAAGAATTACATTGGCAGCAAACCTTGGGTTGCATCTAATTATCTTCGTGACCCATCCCGCAAACCAGATTGGTTATGAGTAGTGATCTTTCAGAAATTCTCGCGTCTATCAACAATACCAAAGAGCATTTGTATGTTGACGATCCTGACCGTGTTAAATCTTATCCTCCTTACATTGTCAACAGATGTCTCAGTGGACACATTGATGCGATCTTATTTGCTAATGAAATAAACAAACATCCCAACCTAGATAAGCGTCTTCAATATGACTTCTTGCTAAATAGTTTGAGAAAACGTAAGCGTTTCACACCTTGGTTGAAGAAAGAACAGATTGAAGATCTGGATCTGGTCAAAACACACTATGGATATAGTAATGAGAAAGCGAGGGTCGCATTAACTCTTCTTACCAAACCCCAAATTGAATACATTCGTAAAAAACATGAGAAGGGAGGAAGACAATGAGCACTTCATTCACTGAGCAGGAAGTCAAATGGACACCTGATCAAATGGTAGAAGTAAACTTGAGTGAACCAGATGACTTTTTAAAGGTAAGAGAAACATTAACTAGGATAGGAGTAGCTTCTAGAAAAGAGAAGAAGTTATACCAGTCCTGTCACATACTTCATAAGCAAGGCAAGTATTATATCGTACACTTTAAAGAATTGTTCGCATTGGATGGTAAGTCAGCAAACTTATCACTCAACGATGTACAACGTCGTAATAGAATCATACAGTTACTAAGTGACTGGGGTCTGATTACTATTAAGAAACCAGATACTATTGTAGATGTAGCACCTCTTAGCCAGATCAAAGTCCTAAGTTACAAGGACAAAGGTGGTTGGAACTTAGAAAGCAAATATAATATCGGTAAGAAGAAAACTTGAGGTTGAACAACATACCTAACCTAGAGGGTTATGGTGTCTTTATTGATGATCTAGACTTTAGTAATATGTCTCGTGACAAATGGATGTCACTTGGTAGATTACAGATGGAGAAGCTTGTCATGATCATCCGTAAGACAGGTCTCAACGTCAATCACTTTCACCATGTCATGAAGATGTGGGGTAAGTGTAGGCAGAACTATGCTGCCAGAGAAGTAGAACCAGAAGTAAAAGAAGAGTATGCGAGGATAGGTGGACACGCAAAGACAGGACATATAGTCAGAGTAGCAGAGAAGAACGGACTGTTTGGTAGTGGTGATCTACTATGGCATAGCAATGAGAGTGGTGACATAGCTTTCACACCTGGCGTAGCATTGCTTGGGGATCATGGTATGACTAAGAGTGCTACTGGTTTTATGGTGACATCGCCCTACTACTATAGCCTCAGTGAGAGTATGCGTAGTGAACTGGATGAGATGGTACTGATCCATAACTTTCAGGAGGGTAAGATCAATGTCAATGATGAGAACAACGTAGTATATAAAAACATGTGCCCAGAACCAGAGACTGAGATACCTCTGGTGATACAGTCTCCTTCAGGAATCAAGGGACTACACTTCCCATACAATACAACCACACGTATCAAAGACTATCCTATAGAGGAGTCAGTAAGATTATTAGAAGAGATAAAATTTAAACTAACACAATATTATTATGACTACTGGTGGGAGAATGACGATGACCTGCTGATATTTGATAACAGTATCGTCCAACATAGAAGGCTAGGTGACACCACAGATAGACTGTGCTACAGGTATCAGTTTGACTATAGCTATCTACAGTATAGGGTGACAGGTAAACCATACATGCCATACCTTCAAGAGCCATACATCAGTAGATACAAAGCTAAGATGGGAGAGATATCTCACACCTTCCCTGTGTTCGGGTACCCACCCTCCTAATTTGAGAGAACTGTTATAATTAATAGTGTACGCTTCGGGTACATAAACTAACGACGCTTAAGGAGGTCACCATGAACATTCAAAGATATAGTGCTGCCGATTTACCAACACTATTTGATAAAATTTCTAAGAACAGTATAGGAATGGATGAGTACTTTGACTCATTCTGGAACGCAAGTCCATCAAACTATCCACCCTATAACTTAATCCACGAATCAAATGTACTATCCAGATTAGAGATAGCACTAGCAGGATTCAAAAAGAAAGAAGTTAAAGTTTACACAGAGTATGGTAAACTAACTGTAGAAGCAGAGAAAGAAGAGAAAACAGAAACAGGTAGTTATGCTCACAAAGGTATAGCAGCTCGTTCCTTCTCAAGACAATGGTCACTCGCTGACGATACCGAGATAGGTGATGTCACATTCGAGGACGGACTACTCACAGTAACACTGAAGAAAGTAGTACCAGAACACCACGCAAGGAAGGATTACATCTAACCTACATAAGGGGGATTGACAAAAGTCAGTTCCCCCTTTATAATATATGCATACATTATCTTGCCATGATAGAAGAAGATAGAATTAAATTAGTATTCACAAGAGATGGAGATAACATCATCTGTGATCTACAAGAGGCAGTTGACAAGGAGACTGGTAAGAGACAGGCATACATCATGACCGTACCTTACAAGGTATGGATTATAGATCAACCTGAGAATCCTGTTAACATGGAAACATTTGAAGACCAAGAGGTCAAGATCAGATACACACCATGGAATCCATTCACTGTGGATCAGAAGATTGCGATCACACCTGACTATGTGATATCAGTAATGGAACCTTCACCTAGTATCCTACAGACATACTTAGCAAATGTCAGAGCAAAGACAGGAGATCAGGGAGCTCCTCCAGTTAACCCTGAGATAATAGCACCTGATGGCACACAAGTATGATCAAACTATTAATGTTGAGAACTGGTGAAGAAGTTATATCTACAGTAAAAGAGATAGTAGAACCAGAGACAGAGAAACCATTAGGTTATCATCTACACAAACCATTTCGTTTAGATATCGTTGACCAATCACAGGGTCAGGGGTATCAGTTAGAGTGGTTCCCTTGGGCACCTCTAAGTAAAGATAAAGATTTTTATTTACCAGGCAGTCACGTAGTCACAGTGTATAATCCACTTGACGCATTGACTACACAGTATATCTCTGCCATAGATGAAGAGAGATATGATGCTAACTTTAAAAAGCATGAAGAGAGATTCAACCTCAGTTATGAGGAGCAAGATCTAGATGCTATGTTTAATGAAGCAGAAAAAATAATGAACGAGGATGAGGAAACTAAACCTGTATGATTCATACGATAACGTAGTTTTCTCATACGAAACAGATCACAAATTCCACGGTGCTAAACGTATCACAATAGAAGCACCTACTGTACTTAAGAAAGTCGTAGTAGAATATCCTGCTAAGATCA